GGGAGCAGAGCGGCGTAACGATTGGGATTGGCTACGACTTGGGCTACACCTCATCGCAACAGTTCTCAGAAGCATGGGAGGAACTGCTCCCTGAGTCCGACTACCTTGCGCTCACCGCCGCCCTCGGAGTCAAGTCAAACGCAGCCCGTGAGTTGCTCCATGCATCTCCAGCAATGCGATCCATCGTCATTCTTTGGGCGAAGGCAATTGAAGTCTTTCAAAACAACACGATTCCAAAGTTTTACCTGCAAATGCTCCGCATTTATCCGCAGGCAGAAGACCTTCCAGAAGAGGCGCGGGACGTTCTTATCTCATTGGTGTTCAACCGTGGAACTGCTTTATCCGGTGAACGCAGAGCAGAAATGCTTGGCATTCAAAACGCCATGCGTGACCGCCGGTTCTACGATGTACCGGAACTCATTCGGTCTATGAAACGCTTGTGGCCTAACACCAAAGGCTTACAACGCCGCAGAGACGCCGAGGCTGCTCTATTTGAAAAGGCGCTTGAGCCTAGGCGTAAGCGATAAACTCAAGCCCTTTGCCTTTGATTTGTGGCAGGAGTCCCCGCTCATCGTAAATCCCTGCGCCTTTAGGGATAATGGTGTCCGGTGGCAGTGCGCTTCCCATAAGCGCAATGGGGCCAGATTCAGAATGCACTTTTGGAGCGAGCACAAGCAGGCCGGCTTGAGCGTTGTGAACACCGGTATAGCGTTCCATCAAAGCATCGAAAGAGACAGGTTCCATGTCTCAAGACGTTGCAAGAAAGACGCTTGCAACAAAAGTAAAAAAGATGTTGCGATGCGCAAAAAATGCGTACATCTTCATCCCCGCCATGAGCTACCAAATAGATGCGAGGCACATGGTCTTCCGGTTCGGGGGAAAGAACCTGCTCTGGAAGAAGTTGGTGTTGTCGGGCGTACTTGTACAACCGAGAACAATATCAACATGGATTCGCAGACGGAAAATCCCGCTTGAGAAGTTTGCAGCGCTTGTGGCGCTTGCACACCGCGAAGGCTGGGTGCTTCGGCTCGAAGACGTGTGCCATAAACTGAAACGTGAACTAGAAAATGAACCTGAAAAAAATGCGGGAGGAGATAGCCAAACGGCTCACAAAAATCTCCGCCCTTGAAGAAGAAATCCAAACGCTGGAGCAGGCCGTCATGCAAGAGCATGGGGCGAACCTCCAGAACCTGCTAGCAGAGTCGGGCCGTGGATACGGCTCACTCACAACGGAAGTGGACGGCGTAAAGCTGACGTACGAAGTCAAGGCGACCTACCTGTGGGATCAGGGCAAGTTGCAGGCTCTGTACGAGTCGCTGCCGCTGGCTGACGCACGGGAGCTTGTGACCACCAAGATGTCGGTGTCGGCAAAGACCATCGAGCGCATCGGAAACGAAGACGTGCTGCGGCGCGTTATGGAGGCGCGTACCACCAAGTACAGCGAACCTAAAATCCGCTTCGCGTAACATGGCGCTCAAAATCATCAAAGCGGACGAGCGCCTCAAGCGCACGTCGGACTGTGTGAAGGCGGTTGTGTTCGGCCCTGCCGGTGTTGGTAAGACCTACCAAGCCCGCACGCTGGACGCGAAGACGACCCTGTTCGTTGACCTTGAGGCCGGTACGCTGGCGCTTGGCAAGGATTGGAAGGGCGACTGCCTCGACATTCGAGCAACCTCGAACGAGATGGGCGCTCATCCGTGGGAGCTGGCCAAGGCCATCGCCTTGTGGTTAGGTGGGCCTGATCCTGCGGACGCCAACGGTTCCTACTCCAAGTCGGCGTACGAGTCCGTTGTAAAGGCTTTTGGGCCAGCGTCAGGACATGAGCAGTACGAGACGTTGTTCGTTGACTCTATCACCGTGGCGAGTCGGATGTGCTTCGCATGGTGCCAGCAACAACCGGAAGCGTTCAGCGACAAGACCGGTAAGCCCGACACCCGTGGGGCATACGGGCTCCTTGGACGCGAGATGATTCGTTGGGTAACCCAACTTCAACACTGCCACAAGAACGTAGTGCTGGTGGGAATTCTGGAGCAGCAGGAAGATGACCTAAAGAGGAAGTACTGGGACGTTCAAATCGAGGGCTCAAAGACGGGCCGCGAGTTGCCTGGTATCTTTGATCTCGTCCTGACGCTTCAGAACTTCGAGGCAGAGGACAAGTCGCAATACCGCGCATTCGTCTGCCATCAACAAAACCCGTGGGGCTACCCCGCGAAAGACCGCTCCGGTACGCTGGAGCTTCAAGAACCCGCTGACCTTGGGAAGGTGCTCGCCAAGATCCGCGCAGGTAAACGCATCGACACCACCAAACACTAAAAACAAAAATCGAAATCAGTATGTTCAACGCACAATCAACAAATGTCGGGTCAGAGATGGAACTCATTCCCAAAGGGACGGTCGCTAAGGCCGTCCTTGTGGTGAAGGAGCGCAAGAGCAGTCAATCCACAGGTGGGGACTACCTCTCCATCGAGCTCGCCATCCAAGGAGGTCAGTACAACAACCGGCGCGTGTTCGGGATGGTCTGCAACCCGTTCGATGAAGCCAACAGTGAGGTATGGCGACAAATGGGTATCGGGGCCATTACTCGCATCCTTGAGAGCCGTGGCGTCTTCAACTACGAAGACCCAGCTTCTTACGAGCAGTTCAATAACGGTGATTTCAACTCAATCATCGAGGCGCTCAACGGCGCTGAAGTTGTCATCAAGGTCGGCATCGACAAGGGCAAGGACGGACGCGCTGACCGTAACTCCATCAGCGACTGGGGTTCACCCAATCCGAGCAGCAACGGGCACAAGCTCTGGAGCCAAGCCAATGAGAGTGCCCCTGAAGCGAAAGCACCGGTGCCGGCAGCGAAGACCGCCGCCCCTGCGGCGACGGCTGGCAAAAAACCTGCTTGGCTCAAGTAGCGCAGTTTGTTTGGGGTTGTGGGGGCGGGGCAATAATGGTTGTCTCGCCCCCCTTTTTTGAGGTAGAACCATCGGCATTATCAAGCCGCATGGTGTGCAGGGAGATCCTGCAACGACGCTTTTTCATTTTTGCGTCAGTGAAACAAAGGCACTTACATGATTTTACGACCAAGGCAGGCACAGTTTGTTGACGCCTGCATCGACGCACTAGGAAAGTGCGGCAACACATTAGGAATCGCGCCAACTGGCGCAGGCAAGACGGTCATGGGCAGCGCGATTCTTGCGCCGTTCGTGAAGAAAGCACCGGTACTCGTCATCCAGCACCGAGATGAGCTTGTCACCCAGAACAAAGAGACCTTCAAGCGGTACAACCCTTCGGCCAAGGTCGATGTGTTCAACGCCGAGCGCAAGGCGTGGTCTAGCGGGGCGACCTTCGGGATGGTGCAGACTTTGTGCAGACCGCTTAACTTGGCGACAATGCCAAGCGGGATGTCGGCTCTCTTCTGTGACGAGTGCCATCACATAGCGGCTGACAGCTACATGAGGATTGTGGAGGCGTTCCGCGAGAAGTCTCCGAAAGGGGTCATCTTGGGACTCACCGCAACTCCAGAGCGAGGGGATAAGCAGGCGCTCACAGCGGTGTTTAGCAATGTGGCCGACAAAATTACCGTGGGGGAGCTCATCGCAGCGGGGAACCTGGTTCAGCCGCGTGCGTTCCGCATGGACATCGGGCTCAACGACCAGCTCCAGAGCGTACAGAAGACCGGTGCGGAGTTCGACATGGGCGAAGTCGAGGCCATCATGGACAAGAGGGCCGTTCACTCGGAGATTCTGCGTCACTGGCGCGAGAAGGCGTCCGACCGGTCTACCGTGGTGTTCTGCTCAACCATCCAACACGCCCAGCACTTGGCCGAGGCGTTTCGCGAAGATGGCATCTCCGCCGAAGCCGTCCACTCCGAGATGTCGGACGAAGACAACGCCACTATCCTGCGCCGGTTTGACCAAGGGAAAATCAAGGTGCTGCTCAACGTGATGAAGCTGACCGAGGGCTGGGACTGCCAACGCGTGGGTTGCGTTGTTCTGGTGCGCCCGTGCAGCCAGAAGAGCACCATGATCCAGATGATTGGGCGAGGTCTCAGACCGTGCATCGACGCGAAGCGATACCCTGGTGTCATTAAGAGCGATTGCATCGTGCTGGACTTCGGTGCCTCGTTGCTCACGCACGGTGACATCGACGCGGGAGACCGGTTGTTCGTGCGCCAGAGCGAGACCGGCGAGGCGCCAATGAAGAAGTGCCCCGAGTGCGGTATCCAAGTGCCGGCAGCGGTCGGGAGCTGCCCCGTGTGCGGGTACGTCTTCCCCGTGCGGGTCAATGGCGTTGAAACCATCGAGTCCTTTGAGATGTCCGAGATGCAAATCATCGAGATGTCGCCTTTCCGGTGGGAGTCGATGTACAATGATGCTGTGCGTATGGCGAACGCGCTGACGGCGTGGGGCGGCGTCATCAAGCTGGGTGAGGTTTACAACGCGATTGGCGGCGTCACCGGTGGCGCGGTTACCATCATCACCCGCACCAACTCCAAGGAGCTCGCGCTGGCTCAGGCGGACGACTTTTTGAGGCGAAACGGTGACAGAGCGAACTCGCGCAAAACACGGTCGTGGATTAAACTGCCACCCACTGACTCGCAGCGCCAACACATGGCGGATGTGCCCATGTTCGGGATGTCGCGCTACCGCGCCAGTTGCGTGCTGACGTGGAAGTTCAATGAGGCCCGCATAAAAAAAGCAATTCTTGGCTAAAGGACTATGGAAACCCAACCGAAAGACAACGTATGTACAGCAAACTGTGGCGGGAGGTCATCCTCCCAGAACTCATCGACAACAAGTTCCGTCAACCATCCGGAGCATTACAACCAGCACCCGTCTGGCACCGAGTGCATCCAGGTCGCAGAACACTTCAACTTCAACTTGGGGAACGTGGTAAAATATGTGTGGCGAGCTGGACTCAAGTACGAGACGCAGCGCGAGGACTTGGAGAAGGCAGCATGGTATCTTCGGCGGGAGATTGCCCGCATCAGCACAACAACAACAACAAAATGAAAAACAGACTAGAACAAGAAGCCACTGAGCTTCTGGCACTGACGGAGACACTGCTTCAGTCGCACCCGAACCGGCGTGCGTTTGAGGCGACGTTCAAACGTATCGAGGCAGAAATCATGCGCCTCAGAAAGGAGACAAAATGAATCTACCAAGCTGGTACGATAGCTGGCTCACCAATGAGGAAGAGGTTGAAGAGCGGGAGTGCAAGTGCTCCTGCATCATGGAGTGGGACGAGAAGCGGGAAGACTGGGTGTGCCCAGAATGCGAGAAGGAGGAGCAGCCGTGAGTGAGTACTGCACATCATGCGGCGTTGCGTGGGAGAACCACTTCGGGCTGGCATACACCTGCCGGTCACTGAGCGAAGCCGCTGAAGAGCGCGACGAGTACAAGGCGCGTTTACACACCGCGACTGAAACCATCAAACGCCTAGAGGGCGAGATCGCCGAATGGCGTCTAGCCAGCGGCGTTGATGGCCCTTTATTCTTGAAGCATGAAACTGCTGGCAATCATCTTTGCGGCAATCGCCGTAGCTGACACTGTGAAACTCTACCAACAGGAGGACAAGGCGTCTGTTACTGCTTATGTGCTGGTATTGCTACTAGCAGTGTTCGGCATCTTCTACGCACTCAAGAACGACGATGAGCATCTTTAAGCCAGAGACCAAGAAGGTCATCGGAAACGAGCCAGCACAAGCCGCTATCGCAGCCGTCATCGACGGCGCGATTCTGGAGCGTCAGGCAAACCAAGAAAAGCGGGACTATCTGGGGGCTTCGCGTTGGGGAGAGGCGTGTGAGCGCAGGCTTCGGTACGAGTACGAACACGCGCCAGAAGACGAAGACGCAGGCTTCTCACCGGAGGTTCTACGCATCTTCGACATGGGGCACGACGGCGAAGACCGCATGGCGGAGTACATCCGCGCTGCCGGCTTTGACCTGCTCACCGAGAAGAGCGACGGCAAACAGTTCGGATTCCGCGCTGCTGACGGGCGACTCGGTGGACACATTGACGGAATCATCGCCGGCGGCCCCATCTTCACCGGTGTTGAGTATCCACTGCTTTGGGAGAACAAGGCGCTCAACGACAAGTCGTGGAACGACACCAAGAACAAGGGCGTGAAGGCATCAAAGCCGGTGTACTACGCCCAGATGCAAATCTACTGCGCGTACCTCGACATCCCAGCAG